GTCAGGCGATCTTGTGAACGGTGTAGCCAAGTTCCTTGGCGAGACGCTGCAACTTCTCCACCTTGCCGAGCGCGACGCGCTTAGCGATGCGCTCAGCCTCAAGGGCCTTAGCGCCCTCAGCGGCCTTACGGTCAGCCTCAACCTCAGCCGGGGTGAGCGGGCGAACCTTGGCGTAATAGTGCCTATCACCGGGGAAGTCCACGACGTAACTACCCGTGCGGTTGGGGCCGGAAACGACCGTGCCACGCTTGCCGTTCAGGCGTGGAATGCCGGGAACGTCAGTGGCAACCACCGTGTCCCCACGCTTAATCACCGGAGCAAGGGTCAGGTAATCGACGCGCGGGTCCGTGCGGGTAAACGCAGGGTTGTGCTCCCACTTGACACGCTTAATGCGGAGCGCGGCGTCAGCGAACAGGCGCGTCTCAGTGGCGTCCACGACGACACCCACAGCGCCGTCACGGTGCGTGACACGGTCACCGGCCTTGAACCGGGTAACCGGGGCAACCGGCGTGGCAAGCGTCAGGAACTCATCCCACAGACCGCCAAAGTCGGTGCCCACGCCGTCGAACTCGACCGTATACCACGACGACTCCGGGCTGCCCTTCACGGCCTTCACGGTGCCGGTCAGACCCTTGTGCCGGGGGGCATTGTTGGTGGCGGTGACACGGTCACCAACCGCGAATCGGCGCTGGTTACGCGGACGGTCGATCAGGCGCTCTAGAGGCTTGCGGGCCGGGTAAATGAGGTTTGCGTGAATGTCCGTGCGCCAAAAGTTGTACTCGTCCCACTTCACGTCCACGCGCTCCGTGTACCCGTCGGAATACAGGGTGCGGGTAACGGTGCCGGTGGCGGCGTCGTCCCCCTTGCCGTCCACACTAAAGTTGAGGCGGATACGGTCACCGATACTGAACGCGGCTGCGCGCTGATTCTTCACCTTGCGGAACCGCTCAGCGTCCCACCACCGGGACGACGTGCTGACACGGACAGCGAGGTAGTCGCTACCGGTGACGGCATGCACCGTCAAAACCTCGCCGTCACGGAAAAACGTGGAAGCCTTACCGGGCTTAACCATGACATAGTCGCCGGTCTTAAAGTCAATGCTCAATGCTGTTTCCTTACTGTGTGGTTGTTGCTTACAGTGGTTAGTTTATGTGCTGCTGTTCCAAACCTTAGTAACGGCCCGCGTTAGGGCCTTCGGCGCGACACCACTGCCACACCCCGCACACGTTGCACATTCCCGAACCGGGATTAGGCATGAAGATTTCAGCCTCAATGGCCTCATTCAACGTGTGGAACTCGTCGGTCAGGAACTCTTTCGTGAACTTGCGCAAATCGTAGGGCTTAGTGACGCCCTTGTCCTTACACATGTAGTAGTCGCCGTGCCAAACGTCGTCAATGTTCAGCACGTCACGGCAGGCGAGCGCATACACGCCCAACTGCACCGGCCACGCCGGACGCTTGGTGCCCGTTTTCAGGTCACGCGGTCGGATAGCGCCGTTACGCATTTCCACAATTTGGTCAATGTAGCCGACCACGCGGACAAGGTTACCGGGAACGCCAAGGTCCATGTCGAACCGGATTTCTAGGGCCTTCTCACCGTCCAAAGTGAGGATGCGCCACTCTCCTGCTGTGGCGTTGGCCCATTCGATGTAGTCCGCTACCTGCTGCAAGCCCTTGACGCGGCGCTGCTCGATATCGGCCTTGCCGTCACGTTTCGGTGTGCCGGTGAGCCATTGCGAGTAAGCCCAATCGGTGAACCGTGACTGTTCGTTGTCCCACGCGTCTAGGAACAAGTCCTGTACGTGCTCAAGCGTGGGCGCGCGGCCTTCCTTCTCCCAAAACTCGATAGCCTCATGGAAGGCGATGCCTTGCATGAACCACGCTGCCGGGAGGGCGGGGGCCTTCTCCACCTTTTCCAGCCGGTACATTTCCGAACAGGAAAGATAGGTGGTCAACTGTGAAACGGAACGGAACGCCTTAACGTCTACTGTCTGAGGGGGAGTCTGCTCCCCCGGCTGGTCAATCGCTGTCGGGGTCAAAGAGTGTGAAACTGTGTGCCCTTTCTGTCGCGGCCTCTGCGGCCTCATCTTCGATACTGTCGATGCTGTTAACGTCGTTGAACGCAGGGGTAAGGGTAAGCATGGTGGGGTGGGTCCAACCTAACTATCAGGCAGCGGAAAGGGCGGCGGTTGCTCCTGCGGCCTTGGCCGCGTTGCGGCGCTGCTGCGCCCCGTGGGCGTCACGCGCCCGGTTGATGCTGCCGAGAGACGTACGCAGCATGACCGCAATTTCGCGGTACGTCTTGCCTGAGTTGATTAGCCGCACCACTTCCTCACGGAAGGCCACCCGGTCCTGTTCCTCTGCGGCCTTGAGGCGCTTAGCCTCAGCGATCTTCGCATGTGGCCGCTCCCACTCCGTCACACCGCCCCACACGCCGTGGGCCTCATTCTCACCGAGGACGCCACACCTAACCATGAACGGACAGTCAAGGCACTTGGCCGCTGCGTCCAGTTGATCCGTCATGGAGTCTGAGTAGAACAGGGGCTGGTCGGTCGGGTTGTTGCAGGGGTAGTTGTTCGTGGCTGACACCTGTAAATGGTCCCTTTTCTGTGTGGGTCCGGGCTGAGCGGGCAAGTGCTCCCCGGCTTGTGTTCAAACCTTAGCATGACCCTGTTCCACACCCGCAACCGGTGGTCACGGGGTGAGACAGTGCGTTTACACGCGGTCAGGGCTTTGCGTAGCGCGGGTCCAGCGCCTTAGGCAGAGCCTTACCGGGCTTCGCGTACCGGATGAGGCTGTCACCGTCAGACTTGCGACGCGGCGCGTAAAACCACCCGCCGTGGATCGGGCTAGCCGGGTTCGGCAACGCGTCCGGGTCATACATGACCACAGCGTTATTCTCCCGCATGCCGTCAAGCCAACGGTCTAGCATGCGCTCTCGCGCGTCGCTGTTCTCTAGACCTTGCAGACGACGCGACAGAACACGGAGCATAAGCGCCGGGTGGGCGTGCGCGTGGTCACCGCGCACCTTCCACGGAATCAACGCCTTGTGGCTCACCTTGCGCCCCTTCGCCAAGCCCTCATCACGTAGACGGAAGTACACGGCGGTTTCGGTGACGCCGTACTGCTCAGCAATGTCCTTGTACGTCGCGCCGTGTCGGCGCAGCCGTTCAAGTGTTGTCCTGTCCGGCAGAATCCTTGGTGCTGCCATGTCCTATCCGACCCTCTCTAGTGGTGTTCCCCAATGAGCGACACCCGGCGTGTGTTCCCTTGTCCAAGCCCTCCCCGGATGGGTGCTAGCCGTACTGCGGTGTTGCTTAGGTGGATAGTAACCACTACTAGGCATGGGCGTCAACCAAACCTAACTTGCCGCTTGACATTCACAAGGTTCGTCCAGCGTTGGAACAGGGTTGCGGTAGGGTGCCCGGTTCGTCCGTTTGACACGGGTTCCAGTCGCACGGTACGTTCCGCCTGCCGTTCGGGGACGGTGCCACGTTCGGCAGTGTGCGTGGGCCGTATTGGGGTCTAGGCCAAGAGGGAATACGAAAACGGAATGGTAACGGTTACGGACGATGTGGACTCCCTGCTGTGGGGGAAACTGCTCGCGGTGAAGGCGGCAGCGCCGGAAATTGACGACACCCTGCTGTCTCAGGCAATCATGGAGGGCTATGACGCCCGCACGGAAGCCGAACACCGATTCGCCTGCTATACCGTGCCAAGGTTCCCTCGCCTTGAGCGCACGGCGCGGATCACCGCCCGCCCCCTCGCCACCGTGGCCGCGTGCGCGGCCCTGCTGGTCACGTACAACCTGTCCGAATGGGTGACCCCCGATTCCGTGTGGGTCACAGATACAGGGGTCACCCTTCACATTCCGGGGCGGGTCCAGTTCACCAAAGACCTTCCGGAGCGTACGCCGCAGCCCGCTTCCGGTGAAGGGGCATCACTAGTCCGCGAAACGTCGGACCGATCTTCACCAAAACCGGCTGTTCCGGGTCCGAAAACCAAAGGTCCATCACGCGGTCAGGGGCGGGTACTTTCACCTTCGCTACCCGCCCAAACAACTGTGGGTCAAACGCGACGAACTCAGGGCGGTTCTCGGAAAAGTCCCGCTCCATTAGCCGATCAAGTGCGGCCCACGCTACCGGGTACGGTGCCGCAGGTACCGACCCCGTCAGCAACTCTCCTGCTTTCCCCTCAGCCGACAGGGTTACTTGAGCGGGTGTCAGAATCAGCGTCACAGTTGCTTTCACAACTGACCGGGCCTTTGTCTCGATAAGGGCCATGTCGTCACGGGCGAGGGCCACCGACGCTATGCCGGTGGTCCCCGCTTCCGTACTGTCCACGCCTGCCGCGTAGCCGTCGGTCCCTCTGGCCTCTAGCCGCCCAGCAAGGGCGCGTAGGGCGAGCATTTGGGTTTCGGCCTTGGCTGGCACGAACGCTGCCGCGTTCGCGCAGATGCGGGCTATTTCGTTACCGGGGGCTGTGACCCTAACCTCTGCGGTCATACCGCCTTAGCGGCGCTCTGAGCGTCGCCCCATGTGGCGCGGTCGTCCTGAACGTGCTGTGCAGCGTCGAACACTGCCAGCGCCCCGGCAGTCAGGATGAACGCGTGAGTATTGGTCCCGGCCTCATCGTCAATGGTGCCGGACATGCCCTTTAGCGTGTAGATAGACACGCCTGCGTCTGCGAGGCACTGCCCAACGATGCAGTCAGGCTCTCCCTTCCACACGTAGTGGCAGCCGGTGCGGCCCCCGTCGCTGGGGTAAACGTAATCGGCACCACGCGCCTTAACGGCCTTGCTGATGAGGCTCAGGGCCTTGCGCTTGTCGATCCGGATAGGCTCGCTCACTCAGAGTCACCCCGCTCAAGGGCAATTTCAAACTTGGCGGCGTCCTCAGCGTTCCTATAGGCGCTGCCCCAAAGGACGCCCATATCCTGCCGACGCTGAGCCGCCCGAAAAACCTTCATAGCGCCGGGGGTAATGTCAACGTCATTACCGCGGAGGTAATCCACGGCGTCCTGTGCAAACGCGCCCTTAGGGTTAAGGGCGTTGAGCGTGTCAATTGGGACACCTGCGTCTGCGAGGGCCTGACCCACCATGCAATCCGGCTTGCCGTCCGTCGCGTAATAGCAAGCGCCACCATGCCTGCCCTCAGCGTCATACATGTAGTCCTCGCCGCGTGCCTTAACGGCACCGGCCAGAAGGTCAAGCGCCTTAGCGGCGTCAATCGTAATGGTCATTCGGTACTGCCTTCCTTAACGTGGTTGTTTTTGCTGTCGTCCATCATGCAAAGGAACCGCCCGTGAACTTCAAACCGGTGCTTAGGAAATTGAATCGCATAGAGCGCGATTCGTGCCGCTTCCTTGCCGTCAATCGGGAAGCGTTGGGCGATCAGTAGGTCCGGGTCTTTAAGCCCTACGCCGCCCGCCTCAGGTCGGGCCAGTGCTGCTCTCTCAGCCATGTTCCAAACCTTAGCATCCCACTGTTCCACCCCCCGGCCTGCGGCCTTCGCGGGCGGCATCCGTGCTCACAGAAAAAAAGTTGGGGCAACCTGTCACGCAACCCCCGGTTGTGACCACTCTTGTAGGGTGAGGGGCGAGGGAGAAGGGGGTAGGGGGGTTGAGGGCGTGGGGTGAGCCGCCACAGCCTGCGGCTGTCTGCCGCTCCTGCTGCTAGCCGCTAACTGCTAGAGAGGGCGAAGCCCTCTCTTACTGCTATAGGTCTTTAGTTAAGTTTAGTACGTAACTTAACTTAGTAAGAATGAAGCAATCGCCTTAAAGCGATTGCTCTTTCTGCTGGGTTACGTACTTAGGTTTACGGGGTTGAGCATGTAAGTCTGAGCCTACGGGTTTTCGTGGTTGTGCCCAACGCTTAGCATTGCTCCCCCGTAATAACCACCCCCACATAAGTACCCCCCTATACAACCACCCCCCCTATACAACCACCCCCCCTATATAGCCACCCCCCCTAACAGGGGGTGGCATGTGGTAGCCCTACCACACTAAGCCCACAGTAAGAGAGTCAAAAGGTCGAATGTTCTCAACCTGTAAACGATGTGGCATATTGGTACCCTATGACTCCACCTACTGTGCCAAGCATAAGCGCGCAACAAGTAACGAACGCGGATACGATTACGCTTGGCAACAACTAAGCCGAGCAATCATTAAAGAGATAGGCCATTGCCAATGGCCCTCATGTCCTAAGCGTTATGACCTAACCGTTGACCACATCGACGGACGAACCGTGAACCGCGCACGGAGCAACCTTCGCGTACTCTGCCGCGCACACAACACAACGCACCGCAACAAAGGAAACAAGACGTGGCAGCCCCGCTAGGGCTGCCCAGCCACCATGCCGCCTGTCAAGTAACGGCATAGGGGGGTCAAAAAGTTTCAACGAACAAGGGTCCGCGGAACCCGGCCAACTCTTTTTGCACGCCCGATAGTTGGGCGGAACGTATCAGGCGGGCGGCTGGCAGCCGTTCAGCCTCCAACGCCTAACAAGAAACTTGGGTGACTTGCGGTTTAGGGCTTGCGCTGTCGCTGGGGTGTGCTATGTTCTCCCCAACGCGAACCAAACCTAACCACGAAAGGCACCAACCATGTTCAAGCGTTCCGCTCTCGTCGCTCTCGCGGCGGGCGTCCTGTCCGTCTCCCTCTCCCCTGTCGCCACGGCTAGCCCGCTGGACCGGCTGACCGGCCCGACTGCGGGTAGCGGTTCCTACGCGGCTGCTACGGGCGGCGCTAAGGCCGCTCCGGTGGTTTCGCACCGTGGGCAGTCCCGCTGCGTTCTGCGGGTCACGGTGAAGCACACCGTTAAGGCGTCGTGCCGCCCCGTGAAGGGCTGAGTTCCACTCCAACGTTTACACGCTTTAGGGCCACCCTTCGGGGTGGCCTTACTGCTACCCCTTGAAAGGTGGTGCCATGCCCGGTCCAAGCCCTAAGCCGACGCGTTTAAAGGTCATTGAGGGGAACCCCGGCAAGAAGGCGCTGCCCAAGAATGAGCCTAAGCCCCCTGCCGCTAACGCCCTCCCTGACCCGCCTTCCCGGTTCTCTCGGGACGCTAAGGCTGAGTGGCGGCGTACCGGCCCGATCCTTCACAAGATGGGCCTTATCACGCTCGCTGACCTGCCAATGTTTGAGGCTTACTGCGAGGCGTGGGGCGGCTACGTTGCCGCGACACGCGCGTACGCGTCTGAACCGCTTGTGGAGGGTCAGCGCGGCAACCTTGTGCGCAACCCTGCGGCGCAGATTGCGCGTGACCACTTGGACAAGGCTATTGCGCTGGCGCGTGACTTTGGCATGACGCCTGCTAGCCGGACCCGTATTGACCTGCCGGGGCAGGCTGGCGGGTCTGGCGGGATTGCGGCGGCTCTGGCCTGACGGGGCTGGAACGCTGGCATGCTAAGGTTTGTTCTGTCAGCCAGTTCCTCCGGTTAGACAATGAGAGTTGTTAACAGAATGTCGCTGTGAGGGCCTGCCAGAGTTTTAACGTGGCAGGGGTAAGTATGGGGCTGTAGACACTCCCCCACTCCCTCACGCGGTTGTGCTGCCGGTACCTGTCGCGAACTAAATCGGTAGAAGGGCGAGCGCCTTCGGCGCGGTAGCCCACGGGAAGCCCTTGACGGGGCAGAATTATCCAAGTCCGGTGATAGCCCGTTTAAGGCCGGACGACGGAGCGCCTATAGGCGCGTCAACGCTGGTGCTCCGCTTTTCAAATCCCTTCGGGGTCGGCATTTCGGCTGCCTGCGAATGTGCCGGATGGGGTGCCCCGGTTGTCCTCAGAACGTAAATACCGGGCTTTGGCCCGCTTGGTGAAATGGTAGACACGCGTGACTT